CCTCCGCGCATCCCACAAAAGAGGGGAATAGTAATAAAAAAACAACACAAGTATATGGATTTTCTGTTGACATACCCACAAATGTGGGGTAATATTATTAGTAAAGATTTAAATATATATCACTTCAATAATAACACAACAATTGTGGGATAAAAATGATTTTTTAGCGACTTTTCTCAACATATTTGTCAAAAAGCACTTCATATCATACTGCAGTTCTGGCAGTAAGTGCAAAGAAAGTATAAAGAAATTGAGAGTTGCAAGAGGTTTGGCGGTTATAACAGTAAAAACCGCACCGGGGCTTATTCATTCTCCCCCATGTGTCCGGAGAATAGAACCTTGAAAAGTAAATATTGTGACATAATGCAATTATTTTTTATAACCTTCAGCGGAGCGGAAGCCAGCGATGAGAGAATATGGAGCGGCGCCAAAATACATGTGGGGTCACTGCCAAGATGCTGGAGAGTAGAATACAAAAAGGAGGGCTGAAGTTGAGAAAAAGAAGGATATCAGAGCTGGGAATAGCAATAAAGAAAAGGCTTGCAGAATTAAACATGACACAAAGGCAGCTTGCGGAGAGAATAGGAACCAGCGAAGCATATCTGAACCTCATAATCTATGGAGAGCGATCAGGAGACAAGTACTTAGAGCATATCGAGTCCGTGTTAAATATAAACATCAAGAAAACTGCATAGGAGGTAGGATCATGATTGATAAAATAGTGCTTTTAGAGTGCTACAAAAAAGGATTTAAAGAGTTAAATAACCTCATATCTAACATGGATAGCATTGATAATAAAGTTGGTAAGGAGCTGGTATGCAATAAGCTTCAGACATTGAGAATTGAGATAGACAGAGTAAAAGAAAGCAGATGGGAGCTTGAAAAAAATCTTAAGCACTATCTGGCCGGAGTAGCAAGTCAAATTAACACTCTTCAGGAAATAGAGGATCACTTGATGCTGGAGATAAAGAAGTGTACAGATCATTTAAATAATCTACACGAGGGTGACAAAGCTATATGAAAGCAAACATGGAGCAAAAAAAAAGAGAACGAGCAAAGCAAAAGGTGTCTTGCACTCTCAACCGCAGACACCAGATACGCCACCAGCTCAATTCTCTTAATTAAATAGTAACATAAATTGCTCCTTGGGTAAAGGAGGGATTAGATGGCAGACATATATGTTACTCTCGAAGAAGCAGCAAATTTTGAAGGAATTAAATCTAATACTTTGATACAAAGAATGAGTAGAAATCCAGAATGCTATATAACAAAAAATGAACCTGCAAATACTGGCGGTAAAGATAGAGTAATGCTTGCACTTTCTTGTCTCTCAACAAAAGCTATGAGAGCATATCAGAACCGGCAGAGTGAAGAGATAAAGCAGCTCATCAGTGAGGCTGAGTCCTCGGATGGAGACGAAAGCTGGTATGTGGGAGTAGATTATACTTGGTATTTGCATAATTACAAGGATACATTTTTTAAAAACGTTGAACTAGCCCGAATCATAGAGGAGTACTTAGGATATAAAGGAGGTTTTAGCAAGGATTTTTCTGAAGAATATGGAGCTAAGGCGCGAATGAGCGGCAGAAATTTCAGAAGAAAAGTTGATAAGTATTTAGAGGGTAAGCGTTGGGCTATGGAGATGCAGGAGATGGACGGCAAGAATTATGAGTTCTATAAGATCCTGGCATTGTGCACCCCGCCTAAGAAGCTGGGGCAGATATCTCTGAACGACGAGATGAAAGCAGTGATTGAAAATATATGGTTTGATCCAATGTTTGCTGCAAATAGGAGATCACAAACAGCCTTATACAGAAAACTTCAAGATATAGGAGAGAAAAAAGGTTGGATTCTGATACCAAGCTACCAGACAGTAAACCGCTATATAAATGAACTCAACGACAAGTTCGGAAGCGAGAGATATCTGGCAGCTAACGGAGTAAGGGAATGGAAGCGCAGCAAGATGATCAAAAGGAAGAGGAACATAGCACTTCTTAAGGTTATGGAACTGGTTCAGGGGGATGCCCATACCTTTGACTGCTGGGTGAAGATCGTCAGACCTAATGGCAGCGTAACAGCAATAAAGCCATATCTTGTAGGGCTAATTGATATTCGGAGCCGCTGTCTTGGAGGATGGGCTATATGTGAAGTACCTAACAAGCAAATTATTAAAAAGTGTATGTTGCACATGATTTACCCGAAGAAAAATAACCACATAGAGGGAGTGCCAAGAGTGCTGTTGATAGACAATGGTAAGGATTGGACAGCGCATACACTAACAGGAAGGCCAAGGAAGGAAAGGATAAGCATTGATGCAGCGATAAAGGGCTTTTATAAGAGTGTTGGGATAGAGGAAGATATGAGGGCGCTGCCTTATCAAGCTTGGACAAAAGCACAGATTGAGAGACTATTTGGCACGATTTGCGAGGATTTTACGAAAGAGTTTGACAGCTACACAGGTACATTAACCGGCAGCAAGACAGCCGGAAAGGTCAAGAAGGATATAAAAGGCATGCTGGAGCGAGACGAACTGATATCTATAGAAGATTTTGCAGCATTGTTTGATAAATGGCTAAATGAGGAATACCACAATCGAAAGCATAAAGGGCTTAAAAACCAAGGCGAGGATAATCCCAGGCCTATAGAGGTATATATGAATGCAGAAAGATATTATAAACCTGCGCCACCGATGGAATATGCACAAATGCTACTTATGGAGTGCGAGGAAAGGCTTGTAACAAGCGTGGGATTCAATATGTTCAATAGGAATTATCAGCATGCAGATCTTGCACCATATGTTGAAAAGAAGGTCAATGTAAGGTTTGACCCGGATAATACAGACAGGGTATCTGTTTATAGCCTGGATGGAATAAAAGTATGTGACGTAGATGCTTTTGATGGACTTAATCCTCTTGCAGAGCGAAATGATGATGAGCTTATAGAACACATTAAAGATCAGAAGAGGCAGTATAGAAAAGCAAAAACCAACTTGAAGCAGCTTAATACTCCATACGAGCAGAGGGTTGAGACATTGGGCGGGAGAAAGTTGGTATTGCCTCAGCTTTCCGAAGATATTCAAAAAGTCACGGCTATACCGAATGATAGGCAGTACAAAGAAGAAATTAAGCAGCGCAAAAACGATAAGGAAAAGCTTAGTGGCTACCTAAACAAGCAGGGTGCAAAAGCCCTGGCAATACTCGAATCATTAGAAAGAGTGGAGGGTATATAAATGGCAAACGCTTTTTTACAAGAAGTGATGGAGAATCCTCAGAAGGCTGCAGTAGATTATATAGCAAGCAGAAGGCAGAGGAACACAAATACCTATAACGATAAACAAGGCACAGTAAGTTATGCTAGTGAGTATATGACTAAAAATGGTATCAGCATAACAAATTTTGCGGAGACAATAGGCGTATCAAGGCCTCTTTTATCACAGTACCTAAATGGCAAATATGCATCTGATACAACGGAACTCGAGGAGAAAATATTAGAGTATCTAAAGAGCGTTGGTTTTATAAAGGAGCTCCCTGAAGGGAGGATTAAGCTGCCTGACTTTTACAGGACAAATGATGCATTAGGAGTGCTGGGTGTATGCCAAAGCAGTCAGGAGCACAGAGGCCTTGGTGTAATCGTAGGAAAGTCCGGATACGGAAAAACGTTTACGCTCAAGCAATTTGCACGGACTGGTCGAGTTTGCTACATAGAGTGTGATGACAGCATGAACAATAAAGACTTTATGGAGGCTATAGAGATTTCCGTAGGTATTCCCGGGGGACTAACTTCTATTTGGAAGAGGTCTGAGGGCGTGAAAGATTTCTTCAGCGTAAACCGCGGGTATGTATTAGTCATAGATGAGGCTGATAAGCTCATTTCAAAATACACTCAGAAGAAAATGGAGACGCTGAGGGCTATATTTGATCAAAGTAGCGTAGGAATAGTATTGGCCGGAGAACCGGCGCTGGAGGCTAAGCTCAGAAACTACCTTCCGCGATTGGCCAATAGAGTTGATTTCTATTACAACATGAGAGGGATCAGCAAAAAGGAGGTATTTGACTATCTAAGCCCATATAATTTTACTCCTGAGGCAATTGAAGAGATGTACCGCAGAGCAGCAAATGTACAGACAGGATGCTTCAGGCTCCTAGACAGAACGATGAGAAATATATCCAGGATCATCAAGGCAGGAGATGAAATAACCATAGATATAATATCAGAAGCCAGCAATATGATGATGTTATAGGGGGTGCATTTGTGAGAAAGAAGAGGCTGCAAGGCAAGGTCAGACATAAGGATATTGCGGAGATAGAGCAAATACCTGGATTCACAGAGCCTATAGTGCATATCAACATACAGACAGGCGAAGGCTTTTGTAGAATACGTGAGTTGTGGGAGCATGAAAATGTAGAACAGCTCCCGACTCACGATAGAGGGAGTGAAGCTATATGAGCGGCATATCCAGACTGTTTGATTTTTTAGGGAGTAAAGATTCCTTTCCAATACCCGTGAGGGCTGCCGCATGTGTGAGCGGAATGAAAGATTGGGAGGTTATCGGCATAATAAAGCAAAGCAGTGAGTGGACAGGCTATCAGGTAAAGGATAATGCAATTTTTCTAAAGGAGGAGAAGCATGTTGGCTAAAGTCATTAATTCTCAAGAACTGATAGATATTTTGAACATGAAGAACATTGAAGAGCTGAGTGAACTCTGTGATAAGGGCTGCATTGCCTTTGAATGTAAGAATGGAAAAATAGCCGGAGTAATAATTGATATGTAGGTGGTTCAATTGGTGCAGATATTAATGTGCTGGGATGATAAGGACCCTGAATCAGTAAAAATGGTGGAGAGGCTCCAGAAGGGTTTTGACAAGATGGGCTGCTGGAAGGTGGAGCTGCCACCAAAAGGTTCAATATATAAGCTAATGATCGTAGTAGAGAAAGCGAATATGAAAGGAAAGGGTGCTGAAAGCAATGAAAAGTAAGAGAATCAATAAATCAGGGGGATTGACAATACCTTCTGATATTAGAAGGGACTTAGGTTTTGATGCAGGGAGTGCAGTAGATCTATCTGTAGAGGGCGGCAAAGTAGTAATAGAGGCACATACTCCAAGGTGCTCTATATGTGACAGTGTAGAAGATTTAATAGTATACAAGGATAAGAGATTTTGTAAAGGCTGCATTACAGAGATGGGGAAGGAGGCAAACAATTGAGTGAAATAAAAGCTTTGGTTGATGAATATGCTAAGTGGGACAGGCTGTTAGCTGAAGGCAAAATTGAGACTGATAAGGTGAAAACGAAAATTCAGAAGAACGCCATGAGCGACCTGGAGAATGCAAAGTCAAAGCAGGTAAAATATTGGGGAACGGACAGTAATTGTGCAACGGCTACAGCAACAGAATCAGTCAAGCTCATAAGTTATGAGTATTTGAAATATATGATACCTGAGAAGGTTCTGAACGAATTTGTAAAACCAGATACGGTATATAAAATGTCTGATACATTCAAAAAGATAATAGCTCCGCTTTGTCAGGGCAGTTATATTGAACAAAGGGTCTCAGACGTTATTAAGCAGATGCCACTGGAACCGGATAAGGTCAAGCTGGCAGCTAAAAAGCTGAAAGGAAATTGGGAAAAGGATAAGGCATTCCTCATGAGCTTAGGCTTAAATGATGAAGATGCAGAGTATTGGGCTTTCTTTGTGGCAGAGGCTGCAGCCTGGGAACGAATAGTATATTTCCTCGAAGTTGCCGGTTATGTGGAAGGCACTGAAGGTTTTCAGATAGCATTACAGAGCCTTCGAAATGCTGTGATTGTGGAGGAGAACTTAAAGGTAGGCATTGAATATGATAAAGAGGGTGAGTCACTATGATTGACGGTATAAACGGAGCACAAATAAAAAAGATATATGTAACAGCTAAGGAGAGCGGTATTGATAACGCTCTCCTTCATAATATCTTGGAGCAGATGATGGGAAAAACAAGCATTAAAGAATTGACGAAATACGAGGCTATGGATCTGATCGACAAGCTGGCAGGAAAGCCGGAGCGACAACAGAAGGGATATCGTGCTTTTAATTATGTCAAAATGATCAGGCATCTTGAGGCTGAGTTGGGCTGGAGCGACAATCCAAAGAGGCTGCAAGGTTTTATACGGAAGTATGCAAAGACAGATAGATTAGAATGGCTTACGCCCTCTCAGGCTTCTAAAATTATCGAAGGCCTTAAAAAGCTTTTGCAAAAAGGCTACTCGGAAAATTCTCAAGCAAGTTGTCAAAGGAGTGAAATTATAAGGGGTGGCATCAATGGTAACGAGTGAAGAATGGAAAAAGATTGAAGAGAATCTAAAATCCTTTTATTCTTCTGTAAAGCTCAAATGTGATGCATACGAAGTCACTATTATGCTGCAAAGAATTTCTCCAATGAAGAACGCTTTAGTAGTTTATGTGAATGGGCATATAAAGGGAGAATGGTTGACAAATGATTGCGAGGAGCGGAGACGATTCCTCCGGCCTGTTACAAAATCATGTTTATCCGCAAAGGATAAGAAGAGGTTAAAAAAGCATGGTAAAAAATTCTTGAGAGAAATGGAAGAGAAATCAAAGTATACCTATTACGATCCGTATTGGACATCTTTCAGAGCTTTAAAGAAGCATTTAATTGATCATAGCGATAGCATTGAACTTAATCATGAAGGCAGCATAATGGAAGAAATATAAATTATTGGAGAAAGGTTAGCTACACAATCTGAAAAATTATGCGATGTAAAGGAGCGTTGTAATAATGAGAAAATTTATTGAATGGCTTCTATTTGCAACTATAGGCTACATGTACGCTACAGATACGGAAAGAGAAAGAGTAATTGAACTGGCTAACTATCGTAATAGTCTTAACAAAATAAAATAGCTACTGTTGCACATTTCAAAGATAGGAGGCATTTAGATGACCAGAGCATTCATAAAAAATGGAATTGAATATACTGCTTCTAATCATAGAATGAGATATAACCCTGAATTCCATGAAAATCATGGGAAACCCTTTACAAAGGAAGACTTAATATATATGTGCTCTATGTGGGACAGCATGAAGAAAGAAGATATAGCAATGGCTCTTGGTAAAACGCACGGAACTGTATTATCAAAAGCATATTATCTGAGGAAAATCGGATTATTTGATCATTATAAAAAGCTTGGCCAAAGTAGTTAGTTCCATATTTCAACGAAATGGAGGGGTAGAAATGCGAAAATCTGCGGCAGAAAGATATAGACACATGGACGAAATTTCAAGCAAGCAGGAATGGAATCATGATTTTGGAAC